TCTCGGCATGACCTGAAACGCCGGGCTGATGTCACCAGGGACAACCGTCCCGCCAGTGAGAGCACTCGCGGCTGCGGTTGATGCGGTGACGCCTGGCAGATCCCGAGCATCCACGTATTGGCATATCTGACGCGCCTCAAGGTATGCGTAGATGTCAGAGTGAATGATGGCGATGCCGAGCTGAGTGGTCAGGTTTGCCGCATCCTCACCGATCAGGAGTCTAGTTCGAACAAGCTGTTCGTGGCCGAAGTCGCTTTCACCACTACCACCGCTGTCGATGGACATCGGAGCAAAAGCGGCGGTGGAGTTGTTGGTGCCAACGGCGCCAAACAGGCCTTGCAGGGTGGCCAGAGCATCTGCTTGGTAGGCATTGGTGACCTTTGCGCCTACCTTGCTATACATCACCGCCTTAGGGTCGTTGTTGACACCCAGGGGAAGCTTGGCCATGCCGGACAAGCCCCAGGCGTTTGAGCGATAGTGAATAACGCCTTTCTGCTTGCCGGAGCTGTACTTGTTGGCTTTCAGTGGTACACCTTCCTGGGGGTACTGCATGTCCCCATCCAGGTCAGGATCCCAGTTCGGGATCTCAAAGGTGTAACCCTTGTCAACCACTGCCTGAATGACAGGATTGACCTGCGCAATGCCGCTGAGAAAAAAGGTATTTCTCAGCAAGGAATCACGGACAACGTAATCTGTGTATGGATTGAATACTTGCGTATCCGCTCCGTAAACGACGGTCATGGCTAGGCATGTAGGGGGCGAGTGGCCACAGGCCCCGGGTCGGCACAGCTTCCCCGTCCCCTAGTTTGCCTCAACCCTTATTTGCGACAGCAGTGGCAGCGGCTGCCCTGAGTTGCTGCGCCAGGCCAGGATCACGCCTAAAGATGACACCTTGCTCTGTCAGGTTGAAGGTTTCCCGTGCCCATGGGTTCTTGAACCCAGCCGGCAGCGAAGACGCGGCGGCGCCCGCCCCACCAGAACCACCGATCGGTGCTCCGGTGCCGGCCGGCTTGGGGGCCTTCAGGCGCCACTGGGGCAAGGTTGCGCGGGCCCACTCGGCCACCGGTGTGCGGTTGTAGCCGTCAACCACCACGACCGTGCCGTCTGCCTCGGTGGCCAGCTGATCGGCCTGTAGGTGCAGCTTCAGGACCTCATCGGCGCCATGCACATGCTCGGAGAGGGCGGTAGCGGCTGGCCCCAGCACCTTGAGCTGGCGGACCTCAGCCTCCAGCTCTTCGATGCGAGCCTTCAGCTTCGCCTCGCTGTCCCGATACTGCTGCTCCAGTTGCTGGCGGGCTTGAGTGTAATTGCCCTCAGCCTCCAGCCGCTTGGCTTCCGCAGCCTGCCGATCGGCCCACAGCTGGCGAGGGTCCACATCATCCGGCAGGTCGGCGAGGCGGCCGGCAAGCCGCCGCTTCTCCCCTAGCAGCTCCTCGTTCTTGGCACGCAACCGCGCAACCTCGGCCGCCAGTGTCCCCGCGTCGGCGGAGGCTGGCTGGTTCGGTGGAGTTGCCTGGGGAGTGGCGTCGTTTTGATCGGACACAGGCGCGGGGCGGATTGCGCTGAGTTTAAGCCGCTGGTTCCTCGTCTACGAGCTCGTCGCCTTCCTCGGCAACGTCTTCCATGACTGTGGACATAAGCTCGGCTTTCACAATTTCAAGGATGCCAATTTGGGTTTGAACCGAGCACTCGGCTTGCTCGGCAACTTCAAAGACTGCGTCATGAATCGCTTGGTAGGCCTTGGATTCGTCCATCGGTGGTCGTGCGGAGACCGCCTTATGGTAACCCGCCAGAGGCAGCGTCAAGCTGTGCCTGCCGGTCGGCGAGGGCATCAGCTCGCGCCTTTGCCGTGTCCTCGATCTCAGTGGCCACGTCAAACCCGTCTGGCATCCACTCACCACCCTGCAGGACTCGAAGCAGTGTCTCCTGAGTGATTTTGCCATTCGCCTCCAGTTGAATCATTTGCTGAACAATGGCGGGATCTAAGCGGGCGGCAACGAAGTCCTTGTTAATCTCGCAGCTTCCATAATCTTGTATGTTCATCAATAAGCCATGATAACGCAAACATTCATTCACCATATTTTGTAGTCCCATGGCGACAGATTGAAGCGGGCTATCACCTTGTGATCTGTCGATATGGCGTGCTTCGGCGCTTGCATTTGTGTAGTTCTGCCCCATAACTTGAGACATACCAAGCTCTGCGATCTGCTTTTCGATTCTGTCGATTTGCTCGAATCTGTATTGGTAGCTGGTGCCAACAGGCTCGGTAAACTCTGCCCGTGCGTCAACAGGCCAGGCTGTAGCAGAGTTAGGACCGCTTTCAACTTCCTCAACTTCAGCCGGTACGCCAAACAGGTTGTAGCGCGGCACGGCGGCAATATGCAAAATTGTATCCTGATCTGACAGGCATCGGTACGCTTGAGCATTGAGGTGCGCAGCATCCTCAAGCGGTGGCCGCGATTCCAGATCCTGAATCTGATTAGCATAAGCCACAGCAAAAGGGATTTCGTCGATATATGTAGGAGTCTCACCGTCCGTTAGTTCCTTCCACTCACTAGCCGTGCTTTCCTGCTTTCTGAACAGCTGATACGACCCAGGCCGAAGAACCCGAACCTGCTGCACAACCTCGTAGCCATAGTCGCCGTGGGCCACTATGGGAGTTTCAAGCAACCGCAATAGCACAAGCTTTTTCTGTCCGCCAACGATGTCATAGCGACCACCCAGAATCTGCCTGGCGCTGTACGGAACCCAGTAGGGACGAAGGAACTCAGTCACAGGCGTGTTATCGCCTTCATCGCCCCGTGGCATATCCACCAGGGTGCCGACGTGTCCAAAACGAATACTAAGCTGTGCGACCTTGCGCAAGAACACATCAAGATTGGAGCCCATCATATCTACATCTTGCATATGATCAAGCATCAAATTATTGACGTCACTCAGCACGACCGGCTTACGAGTCAACATGCCAACAAGCATTCTTTCAATCCGCAGATAGTACGGCGGGCAGACTGCGGCGGCCAAGCGCACATCGTAGTCCTCCTTCTTTTCCCGTGGGAAACGTGGCAGGAACGACTCACGCTGCGCCCGCATCGCCAGCGTGCCACCCGCCAGCACTTCAGGAAGGATCCAATGTGGCTCCTGACGCTGATAAACAATATCGGGATCCTGGACCTTGAGATTTTCGTAGGTTGTCAGGTTGGTATAAACACCACCCGCCACGGGGCGAAACCGTAGCCAGCGTTCTGCGCCAAGGTCTCCGGTTTGCACGACCGTTACACCGGGAGGTACTTGCCCCATCATCCAAACCGTTTTCTCTAGTTTGCCTCATGCAAGCTAAGGCAACCGATGCCAGCGCGATGAGCGAGGGGCGCAAAGCCGGCAAAAAGCGCTAGGCAAACTAGAGGAACAACACCGGGGTAGGCATGGCCAGGCAGTTGAAGCGCGACGCAAGGGGGCGGTTTGCCTCCTCGGGGACGGTTCGCAACAAGCGGCCGGAGACCGCTGCCACCACGGCAACGCGGGCAACCAGGGCCAGCAAGCCGACCGTGAGCGGAGCTGGGGGGGCGCGGCCGGGCAAGACGTCGAAAGCACCGGCAAGCGCAGCAAAGCTTAAATACAAGGAGCTGAAATCGCGGGCAAGGGCTGCAGCCAACGACAGCAGTATGTGGAGCGACGCGCGGGCGGCTGGTGCTGCCAAGGCTGCGGTAACCCGATTCGAGAACACCAGAGGCGTCAAGGGCGGCGCCAAGCGGCCAGTAGCGGGCAAGGAAAAGCCGGCAAAGAAAGCGACGAAACCCGCAGCGAAGAAGACCGCCAAGCCGGCGGCAGCGAAGCCTGCGGAGAAGCCCGCACGGAAGCCTAGGGCGAAGAAGGCCACTCCAGCGGCGGCGAAGCCAGCCGCTAAGCCCGCCCGCACACCAAAGGCCCCAGCAAGCGCGGCCAAAAGTAAGTATAAAGAATTGACGCGTAATCTTCGCAAGGAAAAAGGCAGCGATCTTGCCGACTCTCGCACGATTGGCGCGGCGAAGGCTGCGGTCACCAGGTTCACGAACACCAGGGGAGTGAAGGGCGGCAAGAAACGTCCCGTGGCCGAAACAGCCAAGCCAAAGAAGAAAGCTGCGGCCAAGCCGAAGAGGAAGGCCACCCCAGCGGCCACTACGCGAGGCGGCGCCATCGTGCCCGCCAGCAGGGCCAGGCCAGCCGCTCGACCCGCTGCGGCATCGGCTGCTCCCCGTGTGCCCGCCAGCCAGCGGCCTGGGTCGATGACATCCACTCTAAGGGGCACGATGCAGGCCCTGGCGCAGTCGGACGCAAGGCGGATACGAGACATCGAGTCGATCACGGGGAAACGGGTGAAGGCGCCGAAGGCGTCAGGCGGCACGGCGGCTGGGAGCAGGGTCCGAGGCACGGCTCGGGGCGGCAGCGTTACCGGCACCCTGCGGTCAGGGATGCGAGAGCTGGCACAGTCGGATGCGAGGTACTACCGGGAGCTGGGAAACCTCCCGGTTTCATCCGGACCGCGCCAGATCAAGGGAGGGAAGGCCTCCGGAGGGGGATCGCTGCCAGCGGCACCGAAGAAGCCAAAATCGCGGCCAGCAAGTGGGCGAAAAATTGACGATGCAAAAGCACGGCGAATTGTAGAAAGAATTAGTACTAATCGCCCAAATCTTCGGCCGGCGTCAGGGTCTAACCGGAGATCGATGAATGCAGTTAGAACATACGACCGCGCTAGTGATTTCATTCTTGCCGCAACCAAGCGAAATAT